CACTTATTTTTTCAAATCGTATCACCATTCTTTCAATTCGGCGATATCGGAGCCTTGCGATATCACGATTTTTTCAAAACGATATCACGATTTTTTCAAATGGAATTTCACGATTATTTCAAACGGAATTTCTAAGCCAAAACAGCGAAACAAGTTATGGATTTCTTGCTCACAAACTGATAATACAGGGCTGGATCGAGAGAAAATATCACGATTTTTTCAGAGGCATTTTGAAAGGCATTGAATGGCTGATGATTGTAATCAAGGTTCCAACAATCTGATCGATATCCAAGGCATCGATCTTTCTTATCATATTGAGCGGAAAGGACTTGACCACCTGTGCGAGGGGTGCATAGTAGCACCCATAAATCATCAGTCGGGTAACCGAGAAGGAGATCAAGATGACCAAGCAAAACAAGAATCGCAAAGGCCAGGTAACGCTGGAGGAGCTGGTTCAATCAGGCAGCCAATTTATTCTGATGCATGACGATGGGACTGAACAGCCAATCGAAGAGATACTGCATGATGATCCTACGACTATAGAAGTCCACTACAAGAGCTGGTGGAATCAGTTCCGAGGTCCCTGGCTGCAGTCGGAGAAGATGAGTGAGGACGAGATCAAGACCAGGGCTGATGATGCCTGGGAATGCGGAGACTACAAGGAGATGATCAACTTGATGGCTGAGCTGATCTGCCGGCTCGAAAAGAAGAGATAATCATTAGCTAACCTACTCACTAACCCGGTTCTGCCGGGTTTATCTCTTGGGCATCATTTAGCGAGGGCAATCAGGGTATAGAAAGGCTCGGAGGCAGTATAGACTTGGCTGATCCCGATCATGATAGTTACCCTGTTACCATCGAGTTTGACATCGGCTATGAAGAGGAAGGCATCGCATCGGTTAGTCAGGAAGATATGCGGCAGCTCCTGATACTCCTTATCCAGTGTGTGGGTGATGATCTTATCTTCAGTCAGCTTTGCAGGGCTGCTTTGGCTGTTATCGCCTATCCCCTTATCTTGATCCTGTATCTCGTATTGCAGCTTATTGAGTGATAAGAGGCCGTTCTGCAAGTGTTCGGTGCCGATGGCTGCATTGGCGATCTTGCTTCCAGTTACCACTCCATCCAGGATGTGATTACCATAGATGCAGTTGTTCTGTAGGCCTCTGGCATCAAGTTTGCCGATGGTGCAGGTCTTACCACTGAACTGGCCTTGGGTATTGCCTACGTTGTCCCATATCTCATAGAAACCACAGTCGGCTTCATCTTCGATTCCGATCTCATAGTATCCTGAGTTGGGGGTGGTCTCGATGAGCTTCTTGCCTTCTGCCCAAGATTGACCGGGCCTGAGAAGTCGGATATCGACCCCCGATTGAGGCTTTCGTTCTGTACCTTCCATTGTATAGTAGCCGATGGCGAACTTATACATGTATGCTCCTTTTATGATTGTTAAGGATTAGGAATGTGGAATCACCGTTTCGTCAAAGTCGGTGATAATAATGATGCCGAAGTCGATGTAGCCGGGCGAGCCGATGTATCTGGATTCCAGGCTGAACTTGACCTTGGTGGGATACTCGTGCAGATCATCAGGACACTTGGGAAGTTGAGCGATGGTGACCGGGAACTGGCTGTTGATGCTGTTGTAGGCGGTGTATTCCAGATAGAGCCTACCGGGACTGAGGAGAAAGCTCATCAGACTATAGTATTCGGATGGCTCAAGTACCGCATCCAGATCAAAGGAGTCTTCCCGATAAGCTTCTCTGCGGTGGATGATTGTGGGATCATAAGCATTCTTTTTCTCGATGCGGTATTTCTGACTGGGGGCATACTCAACCTGCCCGTTCTGGCAGAAGAAGTAATATATGCCGTCATCAGCCCAGCGGATGAGCTTGAAGCCCTTTATAATAGCCATGCCTTCACCTTGTATTCATCATCGATGTAGTTGCGCTCCAGTTCGGTTATGGCATAGATCTGATTCTGGATGCGTATCTTGGACTGAAGAGTGAGGTTGTATTTACTGAGTTGATCGATGGTGGCTTCGCAGCTCCACTTGGAGTCATGGAAGTCGATCAGATAGTCTTTGATCAGGCTCTGGAGTTGAGTGGTATTTCCTGCCAAGATATCCAATGAGCTTATCTGCGGTTTCTCAGGATTGCCCCGCTTGGTTACGAAGTCGACCACATCATCTGAATCGATGTCTATCACTGAGCTACCATAGGCATCCTTGTTCTTGAGGACTATCTGGCCTTGGGGATTGCTGAAGATAGTGGCATTATAAAGCATGAGCATCGCCTGCAGAGCTTTGATGTTATCGGTCTGCTCATCAGTATAGTTCTCATAGGCCTTGCCGGGGAACAGCTTAGCCGGGAAGAGATTGCCATGAAAGTGGGCTTCAATCCAGTGGTTAACGTACTGGCTACTGCCATAACTGCGACCATCGATTGAGCCCACAGAGACCAGGCCATTATAGAGGTTGGTTTCAGAGATGCCGTTCTCAAGATAGAAACCGATGAACTCATTGGCAGAATTCTCAAGGGAAGCCAGGTCTTCCACCCAATCGGTCTTCTCTTCATACTCGATCACTACCGGGCAGATGTTGTTGAAGAACTTGTATATACGGCCACGATAGCGGCCTTGGTACCTTGTAGTAGCAGGACTGGGATAGGTAGCCTTGATTACCTTCTTATAAGCAAAGACGAAGCTCATGCGGTTGGCGATGGTATCGATCAGATATCCCCACTGCGGACCCGGCCAGCCGGAGTTATCATAAGTGTATGTCCAGCCTCCGGTAGGGTTGGGAAACTGAACCAGATCATCGAAGTCAATATGGGCTATAGTCAAAGCATTGCTGTAGCTGATGTTCAAGGTAGGCAAGTTGAACTGGTTACTATAGGGGATGTTGATGGGTATCCTCTGCTCGATGTCCTGAATGAAGTAGCCCAGTATCCAGATCGGTTGGTAACCTGAGGTAAGCGAATAGTAGTGATTGAGATCGGAGAACAGAGATAGTAGCTTGATCTTATCGTAACAGGTGATCTTGAGAATGCCGGATGATACATCAAAGCTCAGTTGGGAAGTGTCTATTATGCCTGTAAAGAACAAGGCTGCATCTCGATAGACTTTGACCTCGAAATGAGACACATAACGCTCATGTTCGTTGCTCCCACTCAGGATGTTGTCCTGTATCCAGGTAGTGGGAAAGCACTCGAAGACCAGTCGCTTGGGTTCACGACTGTAGTTGGAGACCGATTGCAGCTTATCGGCTGAAACCGAGAGGCTGATGATAGATCTATTGGCAGCGGTATCGGTCAGGCTGTGCTTGACCTGATTATAGTCAGCAGCATCGGTCTTGCCTTGTATGAAGTCGATCTTAAAGAGATTAGGCATTAGACTTCACTCCTGATCATCTTGCCTGTATCAGCAATCTCGCTAATCTTAACGGGATCATTGGAAAGAGGATCTACATTGACCTCGATGATAGGCTTGGAGTCCATTACCGTTTGCTTGAGTGAGACGATCTCGTCTTTCATTGCGGCTATCAGGTCGATCAGGGTATTCATACCGCCTCCGGAAGAGATAGCGCCACCAGTGGCATAATATGAGCCCACGTTACTGGGAATAGGCACCGAGGGAACAGGCATAGATGCAAAGGCCAGCTTAACCTGATCCAGAGGTGCGAAGTTGAGGAAGTCAAAAAGGTTCCTGCCCAGTGCCTTGACTCGATCTTTGGCGGTAACATACTCGTCACCTTCAGCTTCGATCAGGATGCCGCCCTGGTCATGAGAGGGTCCGGTTAAGAGTCCGCCAGTTGCCTTCTTTTCGAACTTGGTGGCACTGATCCTGGCGATGTTAGCGATACCGGCAGCCATCGCAGCTGCAGCCGCTGCAACCGCCAGTCCGGGACCTACTACGGGAATACCGATCATGGACTTATAGGCTCCAATGGTGGCAGAGAAGGTATCCACATAACCTTGAGCTATTGCTGATGCCTTCCACAGCTTGAAGCCACGCTCGGTGTCCTTATCCTGAGCAGAGGCAAGGTCACCGAATATCTTGGAGATGCCACTAGCTACCTGAAGCTGATGATTGGTTCTGAGGGTGTTCAGAGTCTCTTGCTTCTGCCGTTCGATCTCCACTTCAGTATAACCGGCTTCCAGGAGCTTGGCTTTCATCTTCTCATAGTACTTATCCACTTCCAAAAGCTGCTTGCTGTAGCTATCACCGACGTTATCTAGGTCACGAGAGTAGAACTCATCTCTGATGTCCTGCAGTTCCTGCAGCTTGGCTTTCTCTTCATCCTGACGTTCCTGGAGCAGTTTGGCATTACGGGCATTGACCTCGGCAATCTGAGCCTGGATAAGCTGCTGTTCCTTCTCCGGAAGATTCTGCTGAGCCCAAGCATAATACTCTTCCATGCTGGCCTTGAGAGCGGTATAGGAATTGACTCCCAGGTTCTCCAGATTGGAGAAGTAGTCGATCTCAGCCTTGTATCTGGCTTGGACAGCATCCTTCTCCTTGGTGGTAATCTCATTATCCTGTTGGGTCTTCCAGGCATCCAGGTTCTCGATGGCCTGTCGTTCATCTTCACTGCCATCTTGAGTGAACTCCCTTATCAGGGCCAGCCTTCTCTGGTATTCAGCTGCTATTCGATCTGTCTCTGTTTGCCTTAATCGGGCAAGCTCTTCCATCAAGCGTAACGCTTCCCTGCGTCTGGCTTCAGCTTCGGATGCGGCAGGATTAGGTGCAGGACTTGATGAACCACCTCCTGATCCACCTCCGGGATTGAAACTCAAGTCAGGCGCATCCAACATAGCTTGTCTATATGCTGCTCCTATCTGCTGTAGATCATTCTTGGCAGCCTGCAGTTGTCCAGTTAAGGCTCCGAATTGGTTGAGCCGTCTCTCTAACTTGAGCCACTCACCATCATTACCGAAGTATGAAGCTGGATTGAATCCCATAGCGTTACGATCACTGGTCAGGAACTCCCAGTCCACCGAGTTCATTAGCTGCTGTCTGCGGGCTCGAACCCTATCAACTTCTGCCTGCTGTGAGTCGACCTCTATCTGTAGCTCAGCCACTCTCCTGATCTGAGCATTATATCTCTCACCGTAGATCTCCGATATCTTCTTCTGCACCAATGCTTCGGAAGCGGCTCGCAGGGCAGTTGCCAGGTTATTGTAGGCTGTCGTTTCCAAGTTGATATTGCCAAGATACTCAGAGTAGTTATCATTCAAAGACTTGATTACATTCTTCATCTCCCGCTTATCTGCTGCAGTAAGAGATGAAGCGGAGCGCAGTTCCAGTAACCGGGAAGCCAGCAAACTGAACTTCTCGGCTTCCACCGAGACCTGACGTTCCGCATCCTTGATCTCGTCTTTCATGCTTCTTTGAGCAGTGGTTACAGCATCGGTCTTAGTTGATGCCGCAGCCAGTCCAAAGCCCAGAGCGGACAAGGCACCCACAGCTATGCCGATGATCCCCGCAACCGGGTTCATGGCTACCTGCAGGGCATGATAGGCTGCCGTAAGAGCGGTGACTGCAGTGGTTACCGTTCCTATGATGGGGATGGCAATCACTATCCCTGCCACGAAGCCTTTCATCACCGGAGATAGGCTGTTGTATGCATCCATGAGCAGCTTCAGTCCATTAAGGAGGGGATTGATCAGAGTGGTCAGCATATCTCCCACTGTCTCCTGGATATCTCCCCAGGCATTGGCATTCTGCAAGCGCAGATCAGCCAGAGCAGTGGCAGTTCCGCCATAGTCCTCACCAAGCTTCTCCACCAGATAGGATACGCCTTCTGTCTTCAAACGGGTATCATCCAACTCAATGCCATATCTGCCAAGCATCTCGGTATGCCCATTCAGAGCACGACCCATGAGATCGAAGGCAGATTCCACGCTCATCCCGGTGGCTTTATTGGCTTCGGTAAAATCCAGTAGTACCGGCACAAGCTGTTGAATCTCATCCTTGTTGAGTTTGAAGGTCTGGGACAGCTTGGACATCAGAGACAAGAGCTGATCATCCTCAAAGTTAGTCACCTGCTGCATCGAGGATGCAAAGTTGCCCATCTCCCCAGCAGCTTCGCCAAAGGCTATTGAAGCCAGAGTCATGGCCTGTCTCTGACCCAGTGAGGCATCGAGCAGCCCGTTCATAGATCTGACCAGACCGCCCACCACCTGCATGACTCCATCCACTGCGATCTTCACGTCACGAATGGTAGCCAGAGCCTGTTCCGCTGTGATCTTAACAGCAGCAGGTTTCTCCACCGCAGACTGAGCGGACTCCGCCTCCTGCTTGACTTCGGCAAGCTTGAGACTGGCATCATTGGTGACAAGAACGAGTTTAAAGGTTAGGTCTGGCATTTTTTCTTGACGAAACACTTAGGAGCAATTGTATAGCTTTAGTTTGATTTAAGGAGCAAAAATATGCTACCATGTGACGTTTTGACCAATTTGTATGACCTGATGTTGCAGGTTCAAGAGAGAAGAGGCTTGGACTACAATCCCAAATCAATGGGGACAGATTATGCCTCTCCACAAGCTTTTGCCAAGAGATATGAAACACATGCTGATGAAGAATCTTTGAAAGAAGCATTAAGAAACCTTACAGAGGAACAATTGCAGTATGTCCTTGCTCTTATGTGGAGTGGTAGAGATGTTCTTTGTAATGAGAAACATGATACTTTCGAAGGCTACTTAGAGGCTGCCAAAGGTGAAAAGGGAGACGGCAGTATCCACTACATAACAACTATCACTCCCATTGCCGATAATTTTATGGCAGGAATCAAAGCAAATACAGATTGTTAGCAAGTTAGTAATTCCTAATCAATAATTCAACTTCGGTCTGAAAAGCCCCAGACACTGAGTACTGCGTCTCTACTTCTTCAATGATGCAGCTATCGTATAGCTGCTTGATGTAAGGATCGTTGTTGTAGGATAGCAGGAACTTTCCCTTGATCTGTTTCAAGGCTTCTGCCAACTCTTCATGCTGGTTGAAAGCGTCCGCGTCTTCACGTTCGTAGATATGCTCCTTGGTATAGTAGGGAGGGTCCAGATAGAAGAACGTATGGGGTTGGTCGAACCGGGCTACGATCTTCTCCCAAGGCTGCTTCTCGATGATTACGTGCCGCAGGCGTTCCGATGCATCCTTAACTTTGTCCAGATTTCTCAGGGGCATGTACTTGTAGCCCTGATTGACGCAGAAGTTCTTAGACCGTGAGCCATAGCTGCAGGCGAGGTTGTAGTAGAACTTGATGGCTCTCTCCAACTCGGTTCTGGGCTCATGCATCATGAAATTATCGAACATCTCCCTGGCGATCAGATAGTTGTTCAGTTCAGTAACGAAAGCTTCCGGGTGGTTCTTGATGTACTTCCAGAAGTTTACCAGATCGCCATTGATGTCGTTATAGACCTCAGTATAGCGACTCTTCTTAGACAATTGCCAGTCTTCCTTGTTGGCACTCTTTCCGAACAGTATCCAGGCAGCACCGCCAAAGACTTCGCAGTAGATGTCATGCTTGGGAATGAGCGGAAGGATCTTCTTGCGGAGGATACGCTTGCCGCCAACCCAGGAGATGATACTATTCATTGTACCTCCAGCGGAAAGTTAGCGATGATCACTTCATTGAACTCGGACTTGCCTTCCTTGCGGTTGATGCCCTTGGTTCTGGTGACGTGCTTGATATCATAGCCCTTGTAGAGTTTGAGGACTTCAGGATTATCATCATAGGAAAGGATGAACCTGCCCTTGATGTTCTTGAGGATGTCTCTCAGTGCTTCGTGACTGAACTGCTTGGAGTTCTCATAGGTATAGCCCAGCATGTAAGGTGGATCACAATAGAAGAAGTTGCTCTTGGTATCATACTTATCGATCACCTTCTCATAGGAGAGGTTCTCAATGATCACCATGTCGAGCCGTTTGTGGAGTTCTTTGATGCGTTCCAGACGATTATACATACTGGAGGTGCCACGCTTCTGAGAGGTGCCGAAGCTGTCACCCTTGCTTCCGAAACTACGAGTGATCAGATACATGAACCTGGCAGCCCGCTGTATCTCGGTTAAACCTTCCTGCTTGAGGATATCGCCAAAGAGCTTACGGCTGGCTACTAACCAGTCCAACTCCTTGATCAGCTCATCAGGATGGAATTTCACCTGCATGAACAGGTTGACCAGGCGGTTATCGAGATCGTTATAGACTTCCAGATCTCCCCATTTGTCTTTATAGAGGAGCATCCAGGCAGCACCACCGAAGGGCTCGATGTATCCTTTGATATCCTTGGGAACGTAGGGAGCGATGACCTTTCTAAGGAGGCGTTTACCGCCTATCCAGCCGATGATCGCATCCATCAGACATCTCCTTTCGGGTCAGTGATACAGAGCCGCAGATACAGCTCAGGCAGGGTGAGGGACTCGAAGTCTTCATTGGTGAAGCCCAGCTTTCTGAGTATCATTTCGAACCTCTCGAAGGGGTATTTGGAGACGCCGTTACCGCCAATCCGAAACTCCCGAGCCAACTTGCGAACCTCTCTTTGTTGGCTCTGATATAGACGAAAAAAGCGGAGATATGCTCCAGAGCTTCGAGGGCATCCATATCGTCAGGGTCCTGGTTTGAGATGATACGGATCAGCTCTTTATCGGCTTCCGATTGGCTGATCAATTCAAGCAGTTCCAGCTCACTGACCTTGGCTACCTTGCCGGAGAGGAAGTCCTCTAACTTGGCTTTGAGGGTAGCATTCGAGATCGTGAGACATAGTATTTGCCGCAGTTGGCTATAGCTGAGTTTAGGTTCTCGCTTCATAGAATAATCCTTTTCTTATTTACCAAAGAACATTTCGAGGGCAATGCCAAGTAAGAGCAGGAATTGCGAGGTGGAGACGGTTAGCAGTATCTTCATATTCGTCTCCACTCTCGCCATTCTGGTTACCAGTGACTTGTTGCTGTCACCATTGCCATAGATCTCCTCGTGAACCGAATCGATTTTCTCTTTGATCTCAGGTTTGCACTGGCAGTCCATAGCAGTTCCTTGTTTTCGAGTGTAGTTGCGAAGAGCAGTGATCTTATACTCCCGGAGGGATATCCTTGAGCAGGAAGATCTTGTTGGAGGTCACTCCAGAGAACTCGGTGGAGATGACTACGTTGAAGAGGCCATCAGCCTCTCCCGACCAGTCAACTGTCCAGCGTAGTCCGGTGAAGATCACCACCCGATCCAGTTCCTTGGAAGCCACTACGATGGTGGTATCCTTGCTCATGAACAGGGTGCTTTCCAGGAAGTTCTTCTGCTTGGTGGATAGTCCGGAGATGTTGAGTTCGACCGTACTGGTGCGCTTGCCCGGAATGGTATAATTGCGGGTCTTGAGCTTGGTCAGCTTAGAGTCCGTCTTACCGGGCTTCTCAGCCAGTTCACCAAGTAGGTCGAAGTTGGTGGTAAGCTCCGTTTTGACCGAAGCCTGATTGGCATACAGCGTTTCTATGGCTAATTGGTCGTAGGTGCCGATCCCGAAGTAAACGAGATCGGCAACCAACACGTCCATCAGCTTGCTGAAGCCCAGATCAGCATCGGTCATATTGGAGGGGTAGGTGGGTTGCGATATAGGCTGGGGCATCAGAACACCCCTTTAATCGCCTTGCCGATGCTAAAGAGCCATTTGCGGTTGTGGAACACGTATTCGATGGCTCCTCCGATAGTGCCGAAGACCTTGAGGATGAGATTGGTCTGCTTGGCCGGGAGGGACTTGGTAGCCCGTTCCACTGCCAGTTGCTTCTTTGCATAGTCATCCAAGTCCTTGGTGGCAGGATTGATCTTGATGTCCTGGATGATGTCCAGGATGATGGCCAGTGCCGAGTTGACCTTGGCCTTGTCGATCAGCTTCCCGGTGGTTCTGGAGATGATCCAGACTACCAAGGCTGAGACAAGACCGAGGATAAACTCCTGATTGGCGAAGATGAAGTCCATAGAGATACTCCTTTATCTGGTTATTGCTTATGTGGTTAGTTTGAACACTTTCACGAAGCCCGAGATATAGGTGATGCCGGGCCGAATGCGGATGTACCAGTGGTACTTCCAATCGCTTCCGTGGTGTTCGACTTTGAGTTCGGCATCGGTGCGATAGCCGACGATAATGAACTTGGGCAGACCGCCGATGATGTAATCGGCATCCATGAGACGGGGCTTTACGGGGATACCCGCAAAGGACACGTTGCCGCCTTCGAGCAGCAGTCTGTCTCCGGCTCCGGTCTCCCGTTTGGCGAGTTCGGCCCGGATGCGGATCAGGTCTTTGTGAGCTACGTAGAACTTGAAGTTCTCTTGCTCTTCCAACATCTCGTCAGAGAAGGCCAGGAGAGCCGCTTCAAAGCGCTTCGCCCAGTCGGTGTAGGTGGTCTTGGAGAGGTTGGTGACGTCGGTGGCGGTAGTAGCCAGTTTGACAACTCCATCCAGAGCCTTGATCTTAGCAGTGGCAGAGGCTCGATCACCCTTGAAGAGAAGCAGACGGATGGCTTTCTCTGTCTTCTTGGCAATGTGGTTCTCCACATAGGCTCCAAAGGCATCTTCACCGTACTTATCCTTGTAGAACTCGACCACATCACGTCCCAGAGTGAACTCGGCATTGAGTATCCCGGTGGGGACCGAGAGGTCGGCAGTAGAGACGTTTTGAGCAGTCAGAGCTCCATCGAGGGAGTTCTTGAAAACCAGGTCATCGATCAAGCCGACGTCAATCTTCTCGTCTTTGAGGAGTGGCAGGACCGAGATATCCGAGAGGGTATCCCCGGGCTGCGATCCAATCACCTCATCGATGAAGAGGCTGGTGGTGTTGGCTGTCAGGATGTTCATGGCCTTGCCGGAGTCCACATCGGAGATGCCTTTGTAGATCTCACGATGAGCAGCCTTGACCATGATCTTATTGCCGTCGATGGTGACCTCTTTATCCACATTGGACTGGTTAGCATCAGGCTCACCGGGAATGCTCTTGGAGATAGCTCTGCTCATGGTGACAGAGAGGTCTTTGAGGCTCTTCTCGATGCTGTGGATGGCATCGCCAAGCTGGAGGTTGGGGTTACCCTTCTCCAGTTCACTGATCTTCTCAGTGATGGCAGTGATGCCCTTCTGCAGCTCGGAGTTGTTGTTGTGCTCCGCTACCTTACGCAGGCTATTCAGTTCATTCTTGATCTCGGCAAGACTCGCTTCCGCACTGCGGTAGTCATCGGCTCGTCCGTAGATAGAGACACCGTTAAACTCGCCTTTCTCGACCTTCTGCCAGAGTTCCGAGTTGAGGTCTTCGCACTTGAGGACTTGCACCCAAGAGCCGACTTTAGCATCGGGGAAATGCTCTCTGTCACTGGTCTTGAGGATGTAGTTCTCGACTACGGTAAACTCCGGTACGGGTTGCATGTTGTGATTCACATCGCACTTGCCCACAAGGCCATGCTTGGCGAAGTGATCACAGGACTTCTGAATCTCTTCCCGGGTGTAGTAATCGCCCTGGGAATCGTGGATATTGGGTTCCATTAGAGTGACGTAAAGCCGTCCCTGAGTGCCACTCGTTTCACTCTTGAACTTGGTCGAGTTGATCTTGTGTTCAAAGCTTCGTCCGGAAGCATTCTTGACCACAAAGCCCTTCTGATTGGCGGGAGTCATCTCATCGAAAAGAAGCGAGACTAACTCGACTTCCACGTTGCGAAGTTCTCCCTTTTGAATGGTGCGTTTACGATTCACGCTACCTCCTTGTTGTTGATTGTCAGTTATGTAGTTGTGCATAGTTATTGCGCCCCGAAGCCTACAGGTTCCTGTTCTGCATGAAGAGCTGTTCATCAGCGGTTTGCAGAACTTCAGTCAGGTTGCCGAAGTTGAAGTCTTCCGGCTTTACGTTCCAGCCGAAGTCGAAGTTGAACTCGTTCGCCAGAGCTAAAGCGAGTCGGTTCTGTAGCGGTCTGACCACGAACTGGTAGAACATCCGCATATCGCTGCTGTTATCGCCACCCAGCTGCCCAGGAATGAGTTGAGAGACGATCCTGGCAGGTACTCTGTGATAAGCGAGGATACCTTCCCTGAGATCTTTCTTGAGTCCTAAGAAGCCACCTTCCCGGTCTTGCTGTCTGAGTGGTTCAAGGCGTATCTTCACATCCCGGCTTTCACTCTCGATCAGCACTGTGGAGTGGCTCTTGGCATTACCTTTGACCTCAGTAAGAGCCTTCTCAATCTCGGTGTAGGCATCAGTCATTACCTCATTACCCTGATCGTCAGTGACAGTTCCGTCTCTAAGGGTACCGCCTTCCACAATCACGAAGTAGTCGATCATCAGGCCATTCTTGAAGTTGTTGTAGTCGAAGGTCTTGATCTCACCCAAGATCTCGATGTTGATGGCGATGGGCAGACAGGCCAGGCCCCAGGCGTTTGATCTATGGGTTGACTTCTTCACGTGGATGATGTCCTCGTAAGCGAAGTCCTTCTTTTGGTTGTTCTTCACTTGGATATAGTTGGGTTTGAAGAAGCCGAACTCGTCATAGTTCTCTACGATCTGAACTTCAGATGGCAGCATGCGCTCCAGTCCCATCCACTGGCCCTGAGCGTTCCGCATCTTGATCAGGAAGCCGTTCCCACAGGCCAGATAGAACTTCATCAGTTCTGCCAGTATGGTGGTCTGATCTTCACAGGCAGGGAACTCGGCGGCTTCCATCCATGCTTTTACCTGGCTGTTCTTGCAGTCAAACTGCATGATGGTCGCCATGGTCAGGGCATCGATACAGCCGGAGTGGTATTCATCGGTATCCAGGAGATTGAGCAGATTGCTCATCGAGTAGGGCTGCGACACCACTTTCTTAGTCTCGGCAGCTTTACTTACAAGTTGCTTGCCGATCCGCTGATACTTGGATAGATCTATGGGTTCCGGCTTGTACTTGGTCTCCAGGAGATCAGATGCGGAGCTGATTGCCAGGTTATAGGCACCTATACGCATCACTCTCATGAGCCCGCTCCAGTGCCAGCTTTCAATAGATCTATCTTGGCGATCCTGACTAGTCTGGTGCCGTCTATCCTGCTGGTGTAATACTCGATACTGGGCAGGTCCCGGTTCATCAGCTTCTGATAGTAGCTCCGGAACTTCTCCTTGAGTGAATATAGATCAGAGTCTGGATCGGATACATTCTGGGCATTGACGATCATGAAGACTGTCCAGGCGATATCGGTATCCACATACTGGCGGGATGTGCCATGCTTACCTGTCTCGGAATCGAGGATCAGGATGGCGCAAGGCAGGTTCTTGGGGATGTTGTCCTTGTTGTATAGGATCTCAGCCACCCCAGCAAGATTCAGTGCTTCGGAGATGCGGTTGCGTTCGGCTTGGTACTTCTCAAGAGCGGTCACAGGCTCACCTCAATATCGTTCAACTGCTGATAGATCCACTGCTCCCGGTTGGCGATGACTGAAGCGAACACATTACGAGCGGCAATGCCTTCCCGCTTGATCTTGCCCCGGATGAGATAGGCGATCTCGGCTACGGTCAGAGCTTTACCTGTCTCTTTATCGGTCCAAGACAGGTGCTTGCGTTCGACCCAGGCTATAAGGGGAGCGATCGGAGTCCAGGAAGGCACTTTACCGCCCAAAACGAAAGGCTCATGCTTCACATTGGAGCCTACTCTCAGGATCATGGCTGTATCGGTGGTCTGGAGCAGATAGCCGGTATTGCCATAGAAGTCACCCTTGTCATAGATCTGCTGTGCCAGGATCTCTTTGCGGGACTCGGCATCAATAACCGAACCGATCAGATGTAGTCTGCTCTCCAATGCGGTATAGATAGCACGGTAGATCTCGATCATCAGTTCCTCAGGAGAAGTAAAATCACGATCAGGCATCAGATCACTCCTACCCGGATCAGGCGAGGCTGTCTGGGCTTGAGTTCACTCAGTCGATCAAGACCGGCAGGATTGAGATAGGCTTGCAGGATGGTAAGTGCTCTCAGCTCAAGGTTGGCTTTGAATGCGTCTATTTCGCCCCCTGTGAGCAGTTCGGTGGCAGACTGGTCTAAACCTACGGTCTTGACTATTCCCTCGCCCAGGGTCTTCAAATTGAGAAACTCACATGTACTGTGTAGCATCAGAAAACAGAATCCAAAACGAAAAGAAATCAGGAAAGGCTCCTCTTCCGGTAAGTCATCGTGAGTTGCCCGATCATAGTGCTCCTGCAGTACCAGGGAATGGATCACTTCCAGCACCAGTCCCTGATGCTCCTTGAATATGCCATTGTTGGACATCTCCTTGGGAAGGTTGAGTATAGAGAGCATTGCATCGGTCTCGACAGGGATGGGGATCACTGACCTTTCCTCATCATCTCGGAGAGCTCAATGGCTCTCATTCCCACTTGTTTAGCCCACTTGGATGCGAGCATGCCATTGGCTGCTCGTTCCCAATCTCCGGCACCGATAAATGCCAGAGTGTTATTGAAGCCAAGGAGACCCTTGATTCCAAGGTTGAAGCACATGTTTAGCAGCACCGACTGGCGAACCTCATCGAGCTTATTATAAACCTCAGGTATCTCATCGATCAGCCACTGCTCGCAGTCCTGAATATCTCGCTCTAACATGGCATAAGCCTCTTTCTGGGAGATGCCTCGGTCATCGAGATTGCGGCCAATACCGATGGTCAGTTTGCCTGCCGTACAGCGGTATGGCTTCAGTCTCAGACCTTCATGTCTGACTAACTGAGATTTGATTCGGTTCATCAACGCTTCGGTCATGCTATCTCCTTGGTTCCAGATGTGATCATTGATCCGGAGCCAGGAAAGCACTACCCTGTATGCTGACAAATCAGGATGAGCAAGGATGAGACACTTTTTAGGGTTGACAATTATGGCTTATGCTAAATAGTTGAAAAAACTGATTTGATAGTGAGGGATAGGTGAAAAAGATCATTGAAGACCTGCGAGCAAAGCTGGAAAGTGGTTCCTTCGAGAAAGAAGAACACGTCCGTATCGGGATTGTGGCTCGTATCTGCCAAGCTTTGGGTTGGGATGTATGGAACCCCCAGGAATTCTACGCAGAGTTTCCCATCAAGATGAAAAGCAGAGAAGGCAGCGTTGATGTAGCTTTATTCCATAGCAATCTGAAAGATAGAACCCCGGATGTGTTTTTCGAGCTGAAAGCCGTGGGCAAACTCAAAGGAAACATCGAGAGTTCTGAAGAGCAGCTTCAGGAATATAACTATTACAACACAGCCTCGATCACAGTGCTAACGGATGGCAGATCCTGGCGATTTTATCTTTCTTCTGCAACAGGAACGTTTAGCCAGAAACTCTTTTGTTCTCTCAACCTGCTTGATGATGCTGCCGACTACATAGTTAATATCTTCCATGATATTCTCTCTAAAGATCGTTTTGCCAGGGATGCAGTCAACTGCGCAGAGAAGATGCTTGCCGACCTCAAGCTATCGCGGGAAGTGGAGCGAGCCAAAAAAGAAGCCAACCTCAGGGGGGATGATTTTCCGGACCTGAACAAGTATCAGCTGGTGCAACTAATCCTTAAAGAACGGGGACATGAGTTTGGTACTGATGAGATAAAACGGCTTTGGGATTACAAATCCGGCATCAAACCTGATGACAATACATCAACAAACAACCCCATTGTCTTCCGCCCTGATAAAAAACCCACACAACAAACATCATCTCCGGACCTGGTTATTGGTACAATTGATGATGATTACACCTATCGCAAGATCAACCGCATCTACGTAATTGATCAGTGGTATCCGGTGAAATACTGGTGGGAAGCCAAGAAAGTGATCTATGCCAGATTTCTGCCCGACTTACTGAAAGCGTCTCTACCTAAGACCATGTCCATCACAAACAGCAGTAAAGATTTTTATGAGTCATTCTCGCTGGAGGGAGGATATTACGCAGAGGGGCATGGCTCAGCTAACACGATTATCACACACATCAGAAGAGCATTGCAGGCAGTAGGATACAATGCGGCTACAGTCATACAGATAGAAGCCAGTGTAAACAGAACAACAAAGAGAGAATATAAAAGGTAGGCAATTATGCACAAAGCGCAGTTTAGCCAGATTGTAGGTTTCATTTGGGGTATAGCGGATGCGGTACTGAGAAACGTATATACCAGAGGCAAATACCGGGATGTTATCCTGCCCATGACCGTGATCCGCAGGTTGGATATCTTGCTTGAACCCACCAAGCAGGATGTTTTAAGGCAAAAGAAACAACTTGATGATGCCGGGATCGCCAATCAGGATGCAGCCTTATGCCAGGCAGCCGGACAATCGTTTTACAATATCTCACCCTTTACCCTGCGGGACCTGAAAGCCAGGTCCAAACAGCAGCATCTGAAGGCTGATTTCGAGGCCTATCTGGACGGCTTTTCTCCTAACGTGCAGGATATCATCAAGAACTTCGGCTTCCGTAATCAGGTGGAAACCCTCTCCAATGCGGATGTTTTGGGCAGCCTGATCGAGAAGTTTCTGGATACCTCGATCAACCTTTCTCCATTGCCGATCAAAGACGCCACCGGAAAGGAGATCCATCCCGCTCTGGACAACCATACCATGGGCACGGTGTTTGAGGAACTGATCCGCCAATTCAACGAAGAGAACAACGAAGAGGCAGGACAACACTTCACACCCAGGGATGTGGTAAACCTGATGGCGGATATGATCTTTCTGCCCATTGCGGATAAGATCGAATCCGGCACCTACCTGGTCTATGACGGAGCTTGCGGAACCGGCGGCATGCTCACGGTGGCTGAAGACAGATTGACCAGGATTGCCAAAGAGCATGGCAAGGACGTGTCGATCCATCTCTATGGCCAGGAAGTTAATCCCGAGATCTATGCCCTCACCAAAGCCGACATCATCATCAAGGGTGGCGGCAGCGAAGCTGAGAACTTCCGGCTGGGCTCCACGCTATCCCGTGACGGCTTCCCCTCCCACACCTTTGATTTCATGATGTCCAATCCACCCTACGGAGCGGACTGGAAGGTCGATCAGGAAAAGATGGGCGGTAAAAAGGAGATCACCGATCCCCGCTTCCTCGTTCAACATAATGGCGATCCGGAATACAAGATGTTCACCCGCACCAGTGACGGACAGATGATGTTCCTTGTAAATATGCTCTCCAAGATGAAGCAAAACACCACTCTGGGCAGCCGCATCGCCGAGGTCCATAATGGCAGCGCTCTCTTCACCGGAGACGCCGGGCAAGGCGAAAGCAACATCCGCCGCTGGATCATCGAGAACGACTGGCTGGAAGCTATTGTCCAACTGCCTGATAATATCTTCTACAATACCGGCATCACCACCTACGTGTGGTTCCTAACCAACCGCAAAGCCCCCTACCGCCAAGGCAAGGTCCAGCTTATCGATGCCAGCCAGTGGTATAGCCCCCTGCGCCGCAACCTGGGCAAGCGCAACCGGGAGTTCACCGAAGAGCACATTACGCGGATCACAAAGACTTTCATCGAATTCAAAGAGACCGAACAGTCCAAGATATTCCCCAATGAGTCCTTTGGTTATTGGAAATGCGTGGTGGAAAGGCCGCTGCGGGTGAAGGGCGCTGATCCTGAGACAGCCTATTCCAAAAGCGAGATCAAGGCCTTCAAAGATCAGGGTTTGGTCTCGGAAGAAGGCATTCCTGTGATCCGCAAGATCCATCCCCGGGGCACTCAACCCTATCCCCTGCATGGCCTGTTTGAGAAAACGATCAAAGGCCAGCCCCGGGTGGTAGAGTACGAGCCGGACTCCGACCTACGGGATTCTGAACAGATATCCCTGCTGGAAGAGGGCGGCATCGCAGCCTTCATCCAGAGGGAAGTGCAGCCCTACGCTCCAGACGCCTGGGTGGACGAGAGCAAAACCAACATCGGCTATGAGATCAGCTTCACCAAATACTTCTACAAGCCCACGCCCATGCGGACGATTGAGGAGATCGTGAAGGACATTGTAGCGCTGGAGAAAGAAGGCGATGGGCTGCTAAACGAGATACTGGTAGGATTACATTGATGAGCTCAACGAGTATTCGAAAAATAGGGAAATATGCTCGGTACAAGCCAAGTATCATGCCGTCAGTAGACGAAATCCCAGATAGTTGGGGTATATTCAAACTCGGTGTGTTGGGACGTTTCTCATCAAGCGGAATTGACAAGAAATCTAATGAAGACGAGCCTTCAGTAAGTATGGTAAATTATCTGGATGTTTATAATAATTCAAAGCACTCGTTGGACTCTAATAAGAGATATATGGTTGTAACTACGACTCACCGGAAAATAATGGAATACAGACTCAAAAAGGGTGATATACTCTTTACACCAAGTTCAGAGACAAGACATGATATTGGCTGGTCAGCTGTAGTCACCGAAGATTTACCCAATGCTGTGTTTAGTTACCATTTAGCAAAATTCAAACCTTATCAAGAGTTTGATTTGAGATTTTCGAAGTATATTGGAAACAACTACCATGTTCTGAACCAATTTTCTCTGCTGTGCAACGGAACAACGAGGTATGTTTTAAGTCGTGCAGATTTTAGAAGCACCCTGGTTATACTCCCCCCGTTCCATGATCAGGTTCAAATTGGGAGGTTCCTCGATTTTAAAAACTACCAGATCAACAAGTACATCCGCATCAAGAAGAGGCAGATAGAGTTGCTCAAGGAACTGAAGCAGGCCATCATCAATGACGCTGTGACAGGCAAGATCGATGTCCGCACTGGGAAACCCTATCCCAAGTACAAGGACAGCGGTATTGACTGGTTGGGCATGATGCCTGAGGATTGGCAACACAGCTCACTGGCTAAGGTTTGTTCACTAATTGTCGATGGCACTCATTTTAGCCCTAAAAGTTATGACTCAGGCGATTTTATGTACATAACAGCTAAGAACATTAAAGAACAGGGGGTTGATCTTTCAGATATCTCGTTCATCAGTGCAGCTGATCATGAACCAATCTATAGAAGATGCCCAGTTACAAAGGGTGATGTGTTATATATTAAGGATGGTGCAACAGCTGGAATTGCAACGATTAATAACATAGAAGAGCAGTTTTCTTTACTTTCCAGCGTAGCATTGATCAGAACACTCAGTCATCTGAAGCCCAGATACTTGGTATATTTTTTGAACTCAACAGTATTTAAGAGTCATCTTTTATCGTCTTTAACAGGCGGTGCAATGACTCGGTTTACTATAGATAAACTCAAGAAATACAATGTTTTGTATCCGTCTTCCGATGAACAACTAAGCATTGTAGATTATCTAAACAGTCATATCGAAAAAATCAACCGCAAAATTAACACCTTGAACAGATCAATAGAACTCCTAAGCTCCCTCCAAACTCGCCTGATCTCCGATGTGGTAACCGGTCAAATGGATGTACGTGATGTTGACGTTCCTGACATTCCTGAATATGAATTGGAACAAGAGTTTGAGGTAGATGCAGAACTCATTGAGGAGAGCGAAAATGCCGACTGACACCAGCGAATACGGTCTGGAAAGCCTGATCGTCGAGAGCCTCGTCAAGGAGGGTCAATATGTCAAGGGTTCCCCCCAGGACTACGACCGGGAGCATTGCCTGGACATAGTTCAACTGATGAAGTTCCTGCAAGCGACCCAGCCGGACAAGGTTGAGCGCTTGGGAATAGAAGTTGAAGGCGAGAAAAGAAAGAAGTTTTTGCACCGGGTGCAAAGCGAGATCGCCAAGCGGGGCACGATCGACGTTCTGAGGAAGGGTATCGAACACCTTTCCGCCTCTGTGGAACTGTACTATCTGACGCCCTCCCCGGAAAACCAGAAAGCAGTCGAACTCTACCAAAACAATATCTTCAGCATTACCCGCCAGCTCCGTTACAGCCTCTCCGAGCAAGCGCTGGCTCTGGACCTCTGCCTCTTCATCAACGGCCTGCCGATCATGACCTTTGAACTGAAAAACTCCCTCACCAAGCAGACTGTGCATGATGCCATGCAGCAATACCGCAGGGACCGTGAACCACGGGAACCGCTGTTCCAGTTTGGGCGCTGTATGGTGCATTTCGCGGTTGATGATGTGGACGTGCGGATGTGCACCCATCTGAGGGGAAAGAATTCCTGGTTTCTGCCTTTCAACAAAGGCTACAAGGATGGCGCCGGGAATCCGCCCAATCCGGATGGGCTGGCCTCGGATTACCTGTGGAAGGATACCCTCACCAAAGCCAACCTGAGCGATGTCATCGAGAATTACGCCCAGGTTATCGAGGAAAAGGACCAAAAAGGAAGAACGAACCGCAAACAGGTTTTTCCCCGCTACCACCAGCTGGACCTGGTGCGGAAACTGTTGGCCGATGTGGATGAAGCGGACCTGGGCAAGCGCTATCTGATCCAGCATAGCGCGGGCAGCGGGAAAAGCAATTCCATCGCCTGGCTGGCGCATCAGCTGATCGGGATCAAACGGGAGGGCAAGCCACTCTTTGACTCCATCATTGTAGTAACCGACAGAAGGATACTGGACAAGCAGATACAGGATACAATCAAGCAATTTGCCCAGGTGAAATCAGTGGTTGACCACGCGGAGGACTCCGGCGATCTGAGAAAATTCATCACCTCGGGAAAAAAGATCATCATCAGCACGGTGCAGAAGTTCCCCTTTATCCTGAAAGAGATCGGTAACGAGCATCGGGGCAACAGATTTGCCATCATCATCGACGAAGCCCATTCCAGCCAGGGCGGCAAGATCAGCGCCAAGATGCAGACAGTCCTGTCCGAGGTTGCGAGCAATGAGGACGAGTATGATGAAATGAGCATCCAGGACAAGATCAACCAGATCATGCAAAGCCGCAAAATGCTCTCTAACGCCGATTATTTCGCCTTTACCGCCACCCCTAAGAACAAGACCCTGGAGATCTTCGGCGAGGCCAGAAAAGAGGGCGAACAGGTGATGCATCTACCCTTCCACAGCTATACCATGAAACAGGCGATTGAGGAAGGATTCATCCTGGACGTGCTCACCAATTATACCCCGATCATGAGTTTTTACAAGCTGACCAAGGTCGTGGGTGACGATCCCCAATATGACGTTAAGAAAGCCCAGAAGAAGCTGCGCAAGTATGTTGAGGGTCACGAATATGCCATCCGCAAGAAAGCGGAGATCATGATCGACCATTTCCACGAGAACGTGGTTGGGGGTGGCAAGATCGGTGGTAAAGCCAGGGCAATGGTGATCACCAACGGGATAATGCTGGCCATCGAGTATTATCACGCCTTTTGCGAATATCTGAAAGAAGCCAAATATCCCTACAAAGCTGTGGTGGCCTTTTCCGGCGAGCATGAATACGGAGGCCAGAAAGTGACGGAGTCCAGTTTGAATGGATTCCCCAGCAACCAGATCGCCCATACCTTCCGGGAAGACCCCTATCGCTTTCTGATCGTGGCCGACAAATTCCAGACAGGCTACGACGAGCCGCTGCTGCACACCATGTATGTGGACAAGACCCTGGAGGGGATCAAGGCAGTGCAGACCCTTTCCCGGCTGAACAGGGCACATCCCCAAAAACATGATACTTTCGTGCTGGACTTCATCAACAACACCGAAACGATCAAAGTGGCTTTCCAGGATTACTACCGCAGCACCATCCTCAGCGATGAGACCGACCCCAATAAGGTCCATGACCTGAAAACCGCTCTGGATGGATATCAGGTATATGGGCCGGACGACGTGAACTTTTTGGTGGAGTTCTTCCTCAACAATCAGCCCAGAGAGCGGCTGGACCCTATCCTGGACGCCTGCGTGGCGGTGTATAGATCTGATCTTGATGAGGACAAACAAGTGGATTTCAAAGGCAAGGCCAAGGCCTTCGTACGCACCTATAATTACCTTTCGCCTCTTCTGCCCTATAATGTTCAGGAATGGGAGAAGCTTTCCATCTTCCTCACTTTCCTGATCCCCAAACTCCCCGCTCCCAAAGATGATGATCTGTCCCATGGTATCCTGGAAGCCATCGATATGGATAGTTATCGGGTGGAAAAACTTACGCCCCAGCGGATCAAGTTGGAGAATGAAAACGGAACCATTGATCCCTTCTCAACTACGGGCGGAGGTGGCAAACCTGAGGCTGAACTGGACCTGCTGAGCAACATCCTCAAGCAGTTCAACGACCTCTTTGGTAACGTCGCCTGGAGCGATGCGGACAAGATCAGGCAATTGATCACAGTGGACATCCCCGAACAGCTGAGAAAGAACCCTGCCTATCAAAACGCGATCCTGCATTCGGACAGACAGAATGCCCGTATCGAGCACAATAAAGCGCTACAGGAGATCTTGCTGGCCTATCTGAAGGATCATACGCAACTCTATGGACAATATAGCGATAATTTATCATTTCAGAAGTGGCTGCAGGAAACTATGTTTGGGGTGACGTATAAGCAAGAGCCAGTGCTTAACAATTCTGAATAAGGGATGATTTTCGATGATATACCAGGTCAATAGATCTATAGACAATGGAGTATTTATGGAAAACGAAACATCAGCATGTCCGATTTGCGGCTACTTACTAAACACCGATCATTATTGGTATCAAAGTGACGGCGACCGTTTCCGATTTAATTGCAATCACTGCGGAGAATTTAAAATAAGCGGATGGAGGATGAAGGGGCATTTCTTTCCGCATGACAACAATCAAAGACCAGCACCAGACATAGCTTTAAGCATTGCCCTTAGGCATCTTTATGAAGACACTGGGGTAATTTCCGAAATTCTGAAGATAGAAGATATTGACAGAATCAAGCAAAGCGTGAGAATCCCTAATAGCCCTCTAGAATTGATTGATGTACTTTTGCTGTTTCTGCATAAAAGAACAAACCAGATCGGCAGTAAGGTGCGAGTGACTCCCACGGACCACCCAATGCTTTATATTAAGAATCAGAATGAGCTACAAGCTCTGATCCAGTTTGCAAAAGAACGCGGCTACATTTATAGTCAACATGTTAGCAACTCAGACGAATATACCTTGAAGCTCGAGTTAAGCGGGTGGGACAGACTCGACAAGTTAACATCAGGGCTTACAAAAACTAAGCAGGTGTTCATAGCTATGAAATTTGGCGATGGTGACCTAGATGAAGTATACAATACTGCAATCGCACCAGCAGTTGTAGAAACAGGATTTAACCCGTTTAGAATTGATAGAGAAGAACATAATGACAAGATATGCGATTTGGTTCTGGCTGAGATAAAAAGATCTGATTTTATAATTGCAGATTTTACATTTCAAAGAGGTGGTGTTTACTTCGAGGCTGGCTATGCCTTAGGGCTTGGGAAACCTGTTATCTGGTGTTGCAAAGACAGTGATAAAAACAATCTTCACTTTGATACCAGGCAATATAACCATATTCTTTGGGTGAGTAATACGAACCTGAAAGAACAATTGATCAATAGGATCAGAGCGACAATAAATGACCCAGGAGGTTATCATGAAGTCAGTACTTAAGTTCTGCGGATTTATCATTGTATTGTTAATGATGCATGGCTGCGGTATGAATGTAGCAGTCGAAACTAGGGTGGTTCCAATAAAGAGCTATCCTCCCAGGGACTACTTTGAGACTGTTTATTGGGAAGATATCGGTTATGTGATTCCGGCAACTCACTTACCTTTTGCAGAGAAAATCGGGACAATACAGATTCAGGATTATGGTTACAAAAGTACTTTAATAACACAAGCACAACGAGAGTGTAGGGAAATCGGCGGGAACTGGCTAATACTGGACTCCTACTGGGATAACCAATATGGACCTGATCGGCTCATAGCTACCGCCTACAAATTAGACTGGGGCAAAGGGAAATCTTTCCAAGGGCAGCTAGTGATGGATGGATTTACTGAAACAAAACTCAAAGAAGAATGGAATAAAAGAGGGATAAAGCCTTATGAGGGAGTTTATCAGGCAATAACTGCAGATAATGGGTACAAGTTTAAAATCGGAATTTATAAAAACGCACCCAATGACAAATACTACATCAATTATTTGTCGGGTATGGGCGGCGTGCGAAGTTGGAAAGAAGGCGATGTAATAGGGATTGTTGAATCCACTGCTCTGCAAGGTGTGTTTCTTGGAGATTGGGTGAAACTTGATAAGTACAGCACTCCCGCCGAATTAGTATTTACGAACAGTGGTTCTTTTACAGTTTCTTATATCCCTTGGAACCAAAGTAATAAACAAGATATCAGTTATATTAGGACTTTCCCCAAAGACATCGTAGATACTGGGTCTGACTTCTCATCTAGTACTGGTACAGGTTTTCTGCTAAGCACTAAAGGCTATATCGTGACTTGTCATCATGTTGTTAAAAACGCTAAAAAGATATACGTAATAGATAACAATAGAAGCAAAACCCGATTAGCGGCGACTGTGTCCGTTTCAGACGCTAACAACGATCTTTGCATTATAAAAGTCAACGGATTATCATTGGGGTACGGTAGTTCTTTACCTTACGGATTCGACGATGCACTAAATAGAACAGGTGAATCTGTGTTTTGTATGGGATATCCCTTAACTCAAGTTATGGGAAATGAGATCAAGGTTACAAACGGAATAATAAGCTCTGTTACTGGGTATCAAGGCGATGTTTCAAGCTATCAATTCAGTGCACCAGCACAGCCAGGTAATAGTGGCGGTCCTCTGTTTAACTCCTCTGGTAACGTGATTGGAGTGGTTAATGCAAAGATATCACAAGCCGAGAATGTCTCCTACGCTGTTAAAACATCATATTTAAACAATTTGATTGGTCTTCTTAGTGACGATATTAGAATCAGCAAAACCACCCAAGCCAGCAGTTCACTTTCCTCCTTAGTAGAGAAGTTCAAGCCAGCAGTGTACATCATAGAGGTTGAATATTAGTATACTTCAAGCTCTTTAAAATGTATCGTCAGAGGACTTCTGTCGTCGTCCTACACTTCCAATGAAACGGTGGAAAGGGTGTATGCGCTCCTGAGACACCAACCGGGTTCATCTCTGAGTCGTATTCGATCTGATCCTCTTTGATCCAGGGAGCGAGGGCTTTGATGTAGTCTCTGGCATCATCCAGGCTGTTGGACTTGGTGTCTAGAGCCATAAGGTTATCCATCACCTCGATTGCATTGTTTAGAGGATAGATCTTATCCTGGGCTGCCAATGCCCTGCAGATGTCACTGGTGCGGTCATCCATGATCACCACGAGCTTGTAGTATTTGGCTTTGGCTTTCTTGTAGCCTTGCAGCCTTCCGAACTCACGTATTCTGAGGGCAGTGTGCTCTGCCAGTCCCTGCCAGTAGTGGGACGATCGGTTGGCGAGGTCGCTGAACTGGTCTTTGAGGTTATCGGCAAGCATCTCTTTGGTATAGCCCTTCTCGATGGCTTTGGATAGGGTATCTGCAAAGTTCTGCCGGATATCCGCTTCAAAGTGATTACCGATCCAGAACAACTGCTGCTTCTGAATGGTGGATGAGAGATGCTGATCTTCAATGCCCCAGAGCCCGATGCTGGTCTTGGTTGGAGCTTGCACTTGAGTGTCCCTCAGTCCGAGCCGCACACAGCGGTCTATTATCGCTTTGGTGGGCTCATTGACCAGTGCTGCGAAGTCATCTCCCAACTGAGTATTGATGATGCCCATAAGCTTATCTATGGAGTCCTTGTTGATCTTCTCGGCACGAGGCATGTCACTCATCATCTGGATGGCAAGCCTGGCTACATCCTTGATTTCGGATTTCCAGGCATTGTTCAGGACTCGATAATATTCAAGCATGAGCTGATCGTAGTAGTTCATTAGAAACTGAATCTCCTAACTTTGACTCTGTTCCTACCGATATCGTATTCAGAGAACCTCTCCAAACATCCTGCCAGTGCATCACAGCCATCGATATAGCCATCTGGATAGGTAAGAAACTGACTTATCAGGGTTGGTGTGTCCTGACCCTCAGGAAAGAGTATCTTAGCTGTTTCGATGATGGTCTCGGTTCTCTCTATGCGCAGATTCTTGTTGTCTTTGTTGTCTATCCGCTTGATTCTATGGCTCATTGGTGGCAGATTGTTATCTGTAGCCCACCGATCGAAGTCAGCAAGGATACGTGCCTGACCATAGGTAGTTTCACAGGCGGCTCTGGCTTTCACTCTGTAAACTCTATCCAACTCCTGATAGGCATCAAAGTAGTATCTGAAGAACTTGGTGTTCTCGGTCTGACGTATCCAGACATGGATAACGTAGAACCTGTTACCATCATAGCCTACGGAGATGACAGCTTTGTAACAACCCTTCTCTCCCCAGGCAGGATCGGCATAGAGCCAGACTCGCTTCATCTGGGATGGTTCAGGTAAGGTTCTATACTTAGTGAACCAGTGGTTCTTGAAGATATTCCCTTCGATCACCGGCTGACCTAGCATCTCCCTCTGATAACCGGTATGTCCGAACTTGGCTCGCAGGTTAGGAAGAGTGGCAGTAGGGTATTGCTCCTCCCAGTTGGACTTGCCATACATATCTTCGAGAGAGAATCGCAATATCGCTTTTTGGTGCGTTTTCAGAACCGACTGGTATCCAGAGGCGAAATCTGGATTATCGGCCCGTAAATCGCCTAATATGAGCTCCTGAAACTGGCAGATGGAGTAATTGGGATGTACCAGGTTACCGAGCCAGACGATCTTGCCATTTCCCTCCGGTGAGAGAGCTCCGGCAAGCTCCTGGGTGATCTTCTCCATGCGTCTCTTACCGATGGACTGGTTACCCATATTCTCTTCTTTGTCGATATCGTCACAGACGATCAGCCCGGGCCGTTTGGCTGTCTTGGGATTGATAGTTCCCCTATGAGACTGCTTGATACTTCTGGCTCTGATTCTCGCTTTATTCTTGAGATAGAAGTCCAGATCAAAGGCATCCACTGGTTGCAGCTCCGGATAGTCCATCGTGAGGCGTTTATTATTCTGCAACTCATGTAATGTGAAGGCTGTGCGCTCCTGTGCCAGATCTACGTCTGCAGCAGTATGGATTACGTAGCGTTCACCTTTTATGATCCTCCATATAGGATAGACCACTCCCATTAGAACCGTTTTGCCCAGCCCACGAAAACCTGTGATTCCGATGATGCCTGAGCCCTTATCAGTCTCATCAAACATAGTCTCATGTGCTGGGCAAAAAGGTAGTGGGAAGATATGCGGGAAGTAGGTATGGCAGAAGAACGAGAAGGCATCCCATCCCTCCCTAGTGGTTCGCCTGATCCTGTCGGTTTTGGCTTCAGGATCATCGTCTATAAAAGGCAAGACGGAGATCGTCTTGGAAGCGATCTCCGCCAGTGCCTTGTTATGTCGCTGAATGAACTTCTTAGGCATAACCGGGTAACCCCCCGACGCCCAGGGGGACGGGCGTCGGGGACCCGGAGGTCGGAGGACTGACCATGTCGGGCCGTATGGATGGAGGCTGTTGTGGGTCCGGAAAGATCTGCGGAGCCGGAGGCAACGGCTCCGCTTGATCGGTAGGCTGTTGGAGGGTATGCAGGATGTGTATGGAGGCAACCATGTCCGTGGTTGTAAATCTATCCATTTCTTGTCCTCAAGTACTCGGCCAGGTCTATCACGATGCCCTGGAACTGCTTAAGCAATGTCTCGTGCCCTTTCTCGATCATGAAGTCGGTCACCTGATCCAGGAAGCGAACGATATAATCGTTCAGTTCCTTGGATGGCTCAGCGTCTTTCTGGTTCTGCTTGATCAGACTTACGAGGCTCTGCAAAGCAGTATCTGCAGGATTCTTGGCATATTCCCGGAGTGCTTGGATGAGTGCTTTCTTGCGAGCCAAGCTGATCTCATGATCAAGCTTACGCTCTTCCTTGAACATCTCGTCCCACTTGCCGGACTTGATCCACTTGCGAACGGTGATATCGGAAACTCCGAAGATCACCGCCAGCTCTGTGGGATCGGTCTTGCCGTTCAGATAGGCTTCTTTGCAGTTGTCCCGCTTGATGCGGAACTCGATGGAGTTACTCATATTCGGGCTTGACCTGGTTCTTGAGGACATATTGGTTAAGGTCTTTCCCGGAGCAGCGCAGCTGCCCGTTTTCAGTAGTGCGAAAGGCTCGCAGAGGGTTGGCAATGTCTCTGATCCAACGATAGACGGTTTTCCTGCTCACTCGGAGAGCGGCAGCCACTTCGTCAGGCCGGTAGTTACGATTGATGTCGAACACTTTCATTGGCTCCTCTGCTGTTATCGATTCTATGGATGCCATGTTTCAATCTCCCTTGCTTTGATCAAATCAGGATGGGCTATCATGAGACAGTATCTACAGGGCACTGAAGTTCAGCACTACCTTGTTGTAGTTACCGGCCTCGTCTCGCACTGCGAAAGAGATGTATTGCTTAGTAGAAGTGACCAGGATGGCCTTGTCGATTAGCTCCATTGCTTCCTTCCAAGTCGGGTCCTTGATCTTGTAACGACGCAGGGCGAAGATGCGATAACGAGCCAGTTGACCACGTTTATCCACCTGGAAGGCTTCGTTGATGATAGCTTTGAGGTTATCGTTGGAGTCAACTGACCAAGCTTTAATGCACTCGTCTATCTTTTGCTTGGCGAGCTGCAGTTCGATTCCGAATTGAATCTTCTCCCGGAACCGCATCTCGATTTTGTATTTCTCATCGAAAGTGAAGAGGAGGGCATTGCCTTTCCATTCCAGACCGTTTCTGCGAGCAGCGTCATTGAGGTATTTCTCTACGATGCAGATCAGCTTCTGTTTGTCGGTTAAGATACGTTCTTGCAGTTTGAGTGCGCAGTCCATCGCTTTCTTGACTGCGGCATCCTTTTCCACTATTTCGGTGTGCAGCACCTTCACAGGGATTTCCCTACCTTGAGCATCGGTTAAGGTGCGTTCTTTGATTGGCTTGCTCGCTTTACTCATTTGAATCCTCCTTA